ATGCTTGGACATAACCCCTTCATCGCCATGAGCCAAGAAAAACCCACGCTCAAACTCATAGGCTCTTTTATGGAATCTAATGCCTAAATCTGAGTAAGCCATAAATTTTTCAAATACCAATTCAGGCAATCCTAATAGTGATGGTGCGCCTTTTAGCAATGTAGTAAATAATCGATCGGTGTGGTTTGATCTAATAATGTCAGTTGTGCCTAGGTCAAAAAGGATGTCTTGAGCAATTGATCTTTCATCATGAAGTGTTTCAGCAAATTCTGTCTTGGTGCCTTTTACCCAACGGCTTTGAGAAGTCATATCTAGTTCATCACCAACATTTAACACAAAATCAAACTTTTCGTGTTTGCTCATTTTAATAAGATTAGATACTGCCTTTGGGTGGTGTAGTGGAATCTGCAAATCAGGCGTTATCAAGTACCTTCGGTTGGCTTTAATTAATCGTCATCCTCATCGTCAGTTGGATCTATGGATGGGATTATCCCACCATCGCCCACAATCCAATCAGGGAAAGTCTTATGTTCAGTCATTAACCAAAAAGCGTGCTCAGGTGTGAATCCTGCTTTTCTGGCTGCTTTGTAGCATTCATGCAAAGCCATGTAATGCTGATCTATCTTTGTTAATGGCTCAGGAGTTTGGCGAACGATACGCCTATTGATCTTTTTGCGTTTCGATGGTTTGCGTGTGTTCGCCATAACAAAAATTATCGCTTACTGATTAAAACAAATAGATCATCGACACGCTGTTCAAGTCGAGTAATTTGATCCTTCATACTTGTTCCCGAGTTTGGTTTTAATTCTGCTAAATAGGATTTAATAACCCAGCGCAGACCCATGAATAAACTTGTTGATACGGCGCATACGCCAACGGCTATACCAACCCATTCATTGGCTGTCATTTCGCATTGATTCCGTAATCAGCCTCGGTGCCAGACTTTGGATCAAGTGCCTTAGCGATAGGTGCAACAATCGCTCCAAGCAAGGTTGCGTAGGCTGGATGAATATCTGCCACGATAGCGAGTGCAACAGTAATTCCTGAAGCAGCAACCGCTCTCATATATGATTTAATTGCTGCCTTGTGTTTGTTTGATAGTTTCATGCGTTGCCTCCTAGTAGTGGGATATGAAAGAAATCTGAATTCTTATCTTGATCTTTTTTGAAACTTACATGTATATGGTGATTGTGTTTATTGATGCCTTTGTATTTACGCCAACGCCAACCAAGAATAGGTGAAGCAATTTTCTCTTGGTGGATTACATAACTGATGCGACCATTGGCTTTCCCGTATGATCGAATTTGATCTGCCAAATATGTTGAAATCCCTTTGTTGTCAGAAAGCCGAGCGTCAATATCAATTGCTCGCACGCATCCTGTTGCATCCGGTGTGTGATCGCTTTTTCTGAGGCTATGTCTAGCATCACCAATCCACCCATCAGATTTGCGCAAACGCTCTGGGAAGGAATCATCTATTTGCTCACGCAACTGAACTGCTGCTTTAGATAACCAAGGCTTCATTACAAACCGAGTGCTTGTAAATCCTCAACAGTTAAACCAAGGGCTGCAAGTTTAGCCTGTGCTGCTGTTTTGGCTGCTGCTTTAATTGCATCTTGCTCAGCCTTCCAAGCATCATATTGAGCAAAACCTGCTTCAAATTCTGCTTTGGTAATTGGCTCACACTCTAAAAATTGTATGCCTTCATAATCATTACCTGATAAATACCAGCCACCATCAGGTAATAACATTTGTAAAACTTCTGTACCTCTTGCCATTTTATGCTCCTATCTCCATTACTATAAATGTTGATGGCAAACCGCCATTAGTTGTAATTACAGCAGCCCCATTATGAAAATTACGAAACTGTAATTTATAGGTTATTGCGGAAGTTGTATTTGGAGAATCAAGATAAATTTGGGTATGAGTTCCTAATAAACGCTGCGCCTGACCCTGATATCCTACAATGTATGTATCATGAACTGTAGTAGCATCTCTTACTATCTGAAAACGAACACCATTATCGCCACTTGCTCCAGTTTTTTCCCAATTTGTAAATGCCATAATTAAAACTTTACTAGATGCTGAAGATGGAGTGATGCTTTGAGCCATACCAGTATCGGCCATAGTAGTAGTAGAATTAGTGGTTTCTGTTGTGTAAACTTGTTGCAAAACCTGTAAGACTTTGCCACCACCAGCAGGTGCAGCCCATTTAAGTCCAGTAGCGGTTGAAGTATCAACTGTTAAAACATTTCCATTGCTTGCACTACTCGCCAATCTTGCTGGCGTGTCAGCAGCAGTTCCAACAATTAAATCACCTTTTGCATCAATAATTGCATTTTGAATTGCATTGCTATCATCTTGAGCAACCCAAATAAAATCCATGTCGGTGTTTGAGTTTTTTGCTAATACTTGACCAGTTGTGCCACCTTCAAGATCAGCCAAAGATGTATCAATTGCATTAGCAAGGGTTCGAATGGCTAATGCGCCATCCTTAACTAAGTCTGTATCGTCTGGGGTTTCCCATCCGAAATTCGTTGTATTTGCCATTTTTCTCCTATTATCAGGCTACGATTGTAGCGTATTCCCATGTTAAAGTATTGCCAACTGTATTCCATGCCTCAGTAACCGGCACAGTATTCCAACGCATTGCCACTTGACTAAAATTGACAGGCGACAAATTGATGGTCAAAAACAGTTCATTAAATCGAGTACTCCAACGCCAACCTTCAACATAGCCTTCAAATGCCCCATTATTGATTTGGGTTGGCAAATCTACAATATGGATAGGCTGACCCATAAATATGCCCAACAAAGCATTTCGATCTGAATCATCAAGTTCTGAGTTAGTAATTGGGAAAGTAATGCTGTCAAATGTAGCATAAGGATACGCTCTCAAATCAATATATCGATCAGCGATTTCTTGAGCATTTGATCCGTCATGAATTGATGAATTAATAGTTTCACCTTTGTATCCATATAAAGCAATTGAAGCAGCATCTGTAGCGGATGCTTGATTGTTAAAATTGTTGCCGTAGTTAATATAAATGTCATTACGAATATCTGCTGATTTCGTCAAAGTTTTTAATCCCGAACCCAAGGCTGTATTTGCAGATAATTCTAAATAGCCATTTGCACTTAAATAAGTTTGGCGGTGATCGGCATCTGCATACCCGATATTTCCCTGATTATCCTCATACATGTATCCAAGGGCTGAATCAGCAATTTGTGAGGCGATGTTGTAAATAGTGTCAGGATTATCCGATCTGCTTGACATTATGTAAAGCCCAGGTCGGTCAATTTCACCTAAACCAATGTTTTGAGCATTTGCCCAAGTTTCTGTTGCTAAATAACCCGCCCAAGTTTCCGCCGGTGGCACTTCATTCCAACTGTTCATTAATGATGATGAAAGCAAAGTGTAGATTTGATCTCCGTCAGTATCTTGAGATAAATTATCTATGTAAATTTCTTTAGCAAGTCTAACCAAACTACCCATTGCTAAAAGGGTATAACTTATAACATTTGCAACTGATCCTGTATTTCTCACTTCAACAGTTACATCTGTTATGTTTCCACCAAATAAACTAACAAAAGTTCCTGAACTGTTTCTAACTTGTAAGGTCAAACCATCATTTATGTTAAAAGGTAATGTTTGTCCAGATAAAGCCATAACTTCAACTTGCAAATAAGATGGGTTTGGCTGAGTATAGATATCATCTCGACCAGCCTGATGAGCAATATCAGCAATGGTAATGTTTTCATAATCAACGCCGGCAACTGATAACTTCCAGTCAGGTGTCCAAACTGTCATTATCTAGCCCTAGTTATTCCTGAATTGTAAAGTTGTGGGGTTGATCTTGATGCACTTTGATTTAATACCTTAGCAACCGCTCTGGCTGATCCTTCGGCATCTGGTGATTGAACTGTAATGTTATTTACTGTCGTGCCAGCCCTTGCTGCTCCAGTAGCCAATTGACCAGCAGTAGCCTTCGATGCAGTATTTGCAGCATTACCTCCAGAAACGGCACTACTTACAACTCCGGTTGCGATACCAGCAGCAGCCAAAGCAACTGCACCAGCAGCAATAGATCCTCCACCGGTTGCAAATGCAGTTGCCACGCTTGCAGCGGTTGCTGCTGCTCTTAAAGCAACCATTGCACTAATTAAGGTTTGAATTGCGGCAACAAAAGCAATAATTTTATTGGCGACAAATACTGTGGCAATAATCCCACCAAGTATTAATAATTCATCTTTTATGCTGATAATAAATTCTATGGTTGATCTTAATTGTTGTCCAAAGGCATAAGCACCTTTTGTAGCATCAGTAATACCGGCTGTAACGCTATTATCTCCAGTCAATCCAGCAGCCAAAGCCTGAACATTTGGCACAACTGTGGCAAGTAAATAATCTGCAAACTCTTTAACAATTGGAAGCAACGCAACTCCAATTTGCTCTTTAGTTTCATCCAAAGCAATAGTTAATTGCTTAAATTTAAATTCAGCATTTGTGGCTTCGTTTTTAACAAATCCATCATAAGTCTTGGCTAACTCTTTGGTGATTTCATCAAATGATTTAGTTCGAAGGGTAGTTTGATCTATACCAAGACCTAATTTGCCAAGTGCTGTATTGCTGCCGTCATAGGCTTTACCCAAAGCATTTGTAACGGCTTCTAAGGGTTTTCCTGTTGCTGTGGATATTTCCTGAGCAAGACTTAATAATTCTTGGGCTTTTGTTACATCTTGAGTTGATCTAATTAAACGCCCTAATGCTGGCCTTAAAATATCATCTGTGGTTGCAGTAGCAATAGATTGCTTGGTGATATAAGTATCTATGGCTGCAATCTGATCCTCAGTAGCCTGAGTATTTGATCGAATAGTCTGTTCAAGTTTTTTGCGTGCTGATTCATCTTGAGCAGCAGCCTTGGCAGCGGATATGGCAAATGCACCAACGGCAGCACCGGCAGCAGCAAAAGCCAAAGCAGCCTTTTTGCCAAAATCTGCAATCTGATCGGCTGATTTATTTACTACCTTGTTTGCATCATCTAAGCCTTTTTTAAGGCCATCAATATCGGCTGCGAGTGCAAGGGTTAAAGTTCTGCTATTACTAGCCATCAGCAAACTCTTTTCTTATGTCTAAAATGATTTGTTCAAACTCTTTAATTATAGTTGGTTGCAAAAATCTAATTGTTGGGTAAATGAAATATCCTCTTGAGCCTGCACCCTTAGGCATTGGCCCACTCCATCTTGGAAATTGCGGATAATTCTTAGATCCAAATTCATGTGCTGCACCAATACCCGGGCGATTACCTTTTGCATCATTGCGAGTATTAAATTGAGTTGTTGCACCGCCTGAAAATCTTTGTGAAGCAAAACCAAAAGATATCTCACCAAGCAATGAGGACTTTTTAACTTTACCGCCCTGAGCAACACGATCAGCCACCTTGCCTCTTGATGAGGCAATTCTGCGTATTTCGGCTAACTCTTTTTCTGCTAACTCGCCAACTCTGCGTTTAGTTTCTTGAACGGCAATATCGCTCATGTTTCTAATTACTTTAGCAAATGAGGCAAGTTCCCTTTTGTCATAGACTATTAGAGGTTCGGTGCTAGTTGCCATTCCGTTTCTCCAATATCTCGATCGCTGTTAAAATATCCTCTGCTTCAACCCATTCGCTCATTGGTATTTGTGTGGCTATTGCCAATTCAACCAATAATCTACTTAGGCTTCCTGCTGGGTGGCTTTTGGGTCGGCATCACCGACTATTACATCGGCAACAGTTTCCATCCAAATATCCATTGGCTTGATGGGTTTGGATGCACCAAGTTCTCGCTTATGTGCATGATAAGCAAGAAACATAAGATCCCAAATGCCCAACTTTTCGGATGCTTGACCAATGGTATTTCCTGTCTGCTTTTCCCATTTTGCCCACTCAGGCGGTTGGGCTACATAAGTGGCTTGCTCGCCTGAGTTGTATTCAATTGTTATATTTAGTTTCATTTTGCTCCCGATTTCTTATTAACTAAATGATTCTGCTGGTGTTCCAATAACTTGGAAACTCAAATCAAGTGTTTGTGCTTCTGGTGCTGTTCCACCTGCTGATGGAAAGTTTGGCAGAATCTGGAATGTAAATGATGCGCCTGATGCTGCCGTGAATACTGTTGAAATGCCTGTGTTTGGTGCTGATTCAGCAACGCCCCATAGGATCTCACAAAGTGATCCGGTAGCACCCCAATCAGCAAGCATGCTGATGTTGAATGTCCAGTTGTCATCAATAACCTTGAATGATGCTCCATCCAAAGTTTCGTAACGAACACGATTTCTCTCGCACTCTAAAGTTGCGGTTGTAACTTGAGCATCGAAATTATTACCGCCAATGGTGAAGGTAATATCTCGACCGGTAATAACTGTCGTAGGCATCTTGCTCCTTAGTTTGTCTGTGTGTAATAGGTTGATACATTTATATCAGAAATCAACATTGTTGATGATCCGATTTGTTGAACTGTTGGTTGTTCAACTGATCCGACAATGTATCCCGCTGGGATAACTGCCAGAATACTCATTACTAATTGCTCCATATTATCCAACGATGCTGGGTTGCTGTTGTAAGCAACTATGGCTGTAATTGTCATATTGACCTTACATCTAACAGATGATTTGCCAATTGTGTCAATTTCAAGATACGGCGATGATGGTACAAAAACTACTGCTGGTGGATAAACCGATTCTGGCACATAACTATAAACGCTGCCAGTAACAGTTCCTAAAGCGGTTGCTAATGGCGTGCGAACAGATGAAAGAATTGTTGATGCTGGCATTTAGAGAGCCATGCTTTCAACATCTATGTATGCACCTAATAAACCAACGCAACGATTGAAAAGACTGCGACCCATGCGGAATGGAGTGGCTGTAAAATCTACTCCTTCGATTTGTCCTCCGGCTGCGATTCTTGATTGAAAGACTTCGACTGAAACGGCAAAGACTGCAGATCGAACAGGCTGGACTCCAACATAAGTTGATGCGCCAGAAAGGGTAGCAGTTCCGGATGGGATGACATTAACTTCGAGTAAATCGGCATTAGTGATCGATGCTGAAAAGGTATATTGTCCAAGATTGTCTGCCAAGACTGTTCGTGTGCCGTTGTATGGGCTTCCGCATCCTGCGATGACAACTGATTGTCCTTCGGTAAATTCATGAATTCCTAGTGTAGTGAAAGTGGCGACATTATCTGTCAGCGACACTTTTTGGATTGGGCTTTTGTATGTAACTAACATTGGAAGGATTACGCCTTCGGCTGTGTCAATTATTCCATCAAGATAGGTGTCGTTATACAAAGATGATGACACACCAAGTATAGATCTCAACTCGGTGGCTGTAATTATGCTTGGCATGTCATCTCCTTACTCCCTTAATGGATGCCTAGGATCGGGAGCAACCCTAGGCACTCAGTTAAATTAGGCTACTGTTAGTTTGCGGAACGCTGTTGGGTAACGATTAACAGCACAAACATAACCATAAAGGCCGATTTCCACACGACCATTGGCCACGATGTTTGCACGAATATCAAATGTGCCAGACTCATGGAAGCGCATTGCTGCTGATGGATAAACCATAGCAAACTTGTCGCCTGTGTAGTTAGGATCTACTACTAGAGATAGACCTGAAACTGTTCCGTTTGTTGAACCCTGTGTAATTAAGCCAGCAGCGTTCTGTGGAGCAGCAGCAGCGAATAGAGGACGCTTGTTGTCATCCTCGCCACCTAGTAGATCTGCAAATGAAATGGTTCCTGCTGCGTTTGGTGCAACGACCAAGCGGTTTGGAACGAATCGCATTACATTGTATGAATCAGCAATACCATCAGCAATTGCTTTATTGATTGTTGATCCAGATGATCCTACTGCTGTATCTCTTGCAAGTCCTAATGCATAAGCGTCAGTCTTTTGTGCATAAGATGCAGCCAACTCACGAATTAACAAATCTAGGAATGATGGGTCAGATCTGTCAAGGACTTCTTGATTGATCACATTTGCGCCAGCAAACTTGACAATGTTATTTTCTTGGAAAGTGACTGCTGTATCTTGAGATGCGTATTCTACGCCTTCAGCAGTTTCTCCAACAATTGCTTGCGCTCCTAGTACAGGAGTAAAAATTTTAAGACCTGATGCAGGAAGCGGTGCACGCTCGATGCTATCAATGAATGGTCGTGATGAATCGATAACTCCGATTACATCTCTTAGGTAGTTAGGTGGAACCATACCTGTGTTTTCTGAAACTGTTCCAATTGCCAATGCTGCTAATAGATCTCGAGCATCGGTGTCGCCTTGAATTGCACGAATTTGTGCTGATGCATATTGTCCTGCTGTAACATTTGTATCAACTCTTGGCTTTGTGTATGCCATGTAGTTTGCTGTTACAACTGGAGCCTGTGCTGCTTCTACCGCTTCGGTTGCGATAGGAGCCTCAGAAGTAATTTCTGACACTTTGTTCTCCTCTTTGGTTGTTTCCTCAGCGGTTGCTTCGGAATTCTCTGTTGATGTTTCACTTGCTGCAACCTCAGCGACTCTTGCGCTATCAATTGCTGGATCTGTAACGAGTGAAACTTCTTGAAGTGTGCTTGATTTAATTCTTAGCACGCCTTCCTCATTTTTCCATTCATTAATTTTTACGCCCACACTAAATCCATCACGAAGGCCTGTGGCCGCTTCCTCAAGTGCATCATCTGCACGAAATGTCTTAGCCAAACGAAATGTTGCTTCCAAGCCTGTATCTGTGGCAGTAATGTCAATTAATTTGCCCAACGGCTTTGTTGTTTGGTGCTCAAGTAATAATTTGACAGGCTTTGAAAAGTCAATGCTGTCTTTTTCAAAAACAGTTAGTCCTGCGCTAGTTGAACCTTGCTCATCCCAAGTTACAATCTTGCCAGAGATTGTGCGCTTGTTTGTGTCGGCTGCGGTTATTTCAATTGGGAAACTAATTTTCATCGAATTAGATCCTCCTCCTCTTGGATTTGCTCAACGCTCATTGCGCCAATGCGATTTAGGATTTCATAAACTTGCGCACGCTCTAAAGCAGATCCACGCAAGAAATCATCAATGTCAAATCGAGTTTCAATTCCATTTGGACAAAAATCGGCTTGAGATAATCTTTGTTCAATTGCTGTAAGAATTGGTCGAAGTGAAAAGTCAATTAATGCTTTTCTTTCGGCTGTCATGTTGCTATAAGTCATTGATGTAGTTTCAGCAGATACGAAACTTGCCGGAATACCGCTTGCACGACTAATTTCCAAAGCCAGGTATTGTCTGGCCTCATTTAATTGTAATTTAGCAGGATCGAAACCTAATGCTTGTAATTCCACATCAGCATTTAAAAATGCCGTACTGCGTGAAGTCCTGCTAATTCTCCAGGATTCCAAAAGTTTTGTAATTCGCTCTGGAGTAAGATTTGTGCCATTTGATTTTAATACCATTTGTGGCATTGGCTCTTTGGCATACATTTCGGCAGCCTTTTCTAATTCTGCTGCTGCTTTAATTGTGCGACCAGCACGATTTAAAATTCCTTCATCTAAACCATTAAATACAATTAATGAACCGATGCCAAATGGTGGCACTCGCTTCCCATCAACTGTGTAATACTCAATTTCAGTTGAATTACCATTAAGTGATGCAAATACTCTATTAGGTGCAATTCTTGTCCATGCACGAATTCTTGAAGCATCGGTAGCAGCATAAGCATCCATAATCATTCCGTATGCAACGCCGTATAATAATAAATCCTCAGCGATCCAAGCATAAATTGCTGATCCAGCAACTCTTGGATCTGGTTGCATAATTACTCTGTTTGGTCGAATGTGTTCATTTGTAAAATGATTATATTGCTCAAGCGGTAAAGATCCGACAGTTGAACAAATTATGTTTCTTGCTCTGGCACCGGATGGGATCGCCATATACTGTTCACGAGTTGCGGTTGTAGTTCCAAATAAAATTCCGCCAACTAATTGTTGGGCGTTGTATGGAGATAATGAAGCAGCAACATCAACTTCAGAATTTGGTTGATTTGATCTATTTGTAAATCTATCGAAAATTCCCATTAGCACATAATATACCATATTTACAAATTATCCGACTTGAATATCAATCTCCGTTTCTGGTTGTGTCGCAAAATAAGTTGCTAACGCCGAAGCGACCGCTGCACAAACGGCCACTCGACTAGCACGCCTACCGATGATCCATGACCCATCCCCATAGGGCAGTTTCGCAGCGGAAAGCGTTTGTTGGGTCAGTTCATCCTGCCCACCATGTTGTAATCGGTGTGAATTTATTGCGCCCAGCCACCGATCGCAACTTTCAGCATATATCGCACCATCCATATCTGTAATGGGAATTCCAGCAGGAACTAACCGACTTGCAACGGCTTGTGCAGTCCTTTTGGAATAAGCGACAGTCTGAACATTATATTTTCTTACATAAGGTGCAATGTCATTTGCAACCGCTAAATCATTTATTGAATAATCATTTGACCAAGTGTGAAGTAAAACTAAATTAAATCTTTCGCCAAAAAGTTTTTGGGTAGCAACTAATGCTGCAAATTTTCTATCCGGAGATAAATCTAGGCCAAGCCATGTAGGTGCTTCAGGATCTAATGGTATTGGATCAGTCTGACACAAAGCCCACTTTTGTGCATCGATTGCTGAATTGATGGTATCAACCCATTGACATAAAACTTCAGTTCGCACAATATCTGGCGGATCATTAATAACGGCTCGCAAGTTATCTGGGTGCATTGTAATGCTAAGCGATGGGTTGGCTTGAGCAAATGCCGGCCAGTTTATATCACCAGACGGAAGGAGTATTGGTGCATCTGGTTCAGCACTCCACTCAAACCAACCTATCGTATCGGAGGAGTTAGTGGATGCTGCAAGTCCACGCTCTCTAAGTTTATTAAGAATTACTGAATGTTGATCTCCAGCATTTGAATAAGTCCATACTTGAGGATTTTTAGATGCCATCATTGTATAACGCATTGATGACCAAGCATCCTCATCTTTGTATTCACGCAACTCATCAAGATGAATCGTAGATGGCGCAGAAATTCCTCGGCTCGCATTGTTTGCAGCCTTTACGACAAATCGCCTACCGCCTTTAAGTTCCATTTCCTCAGCACCATGTTGCCATCTAATCTTTTTTACTTCCGAAGCAAGTTTGTCATTGCCTTCAATAATCCCAACCATTTGCCTAAAAGTTTCAAGTGATGTTGTAAGTCGGTGCGCCGATGACAATTGCAGATTCTCTCCCCAAATATACATGCCGGTCAGGATGCGCAAAAGCATAAATGTGCTCTTTCCATTTTGCCTAGCCAAAAGCAAATTATTTAACTGAGAGTGCCACCGGCCATCCTCCTTGACTTTATGACCATGAATAGCCACAAATTCTTGCCAAGGCATAAGCGGTATGCCGATCTCCTTAGCAAACTCAATCATTTCATAACCTTTGGAGGGCAAATCATTCAATGGAGAGTGAATTCGAGGGATCTGCACACCTCCTAATTCTGATTGAGGCTTAATCCCTTCGATTAAATCTTTTTCAAAATTGTTCAAAGCGATCCAGTCTGATCGTGGGCGATCGAAGTATTTTGTGGGTTAGAAAGGGAAAGGGAGGTCGGTGCCTTT